TGTTAGCAATTCCGCCCGTGAGCGTACCTGATACTAATGCGTTGAACGCATAGGATCCGGTGTCAACAAATCCCGAAACATCGGCCTCGGTTCCGTCGATTGCAATAGTTGCATGTTCGTTTCCACTACTCTTAACAAGACTCTTCAAAAAGTTCATAGTATCTCCATTACAAAGTGATTTGGGGATTATATCCCCTATAAGTTAGTGTGTCAATCAATTAGTTGAACATTCAAATGTCTCAAATGAAGCACCTGCCATCTTAACGGCAGACAGCACGGTATCTAGTTCTTCCTTTGTGACAAATCCCAATTTATCTGCATGTGTTCCATTATTTTTCTGCGACTGTGGGTGAACATCATGGAAAACTAAGTTTATGCCTAGACCCATTTTCAATTTGGTGTCGATTTCATCAATAACATTGACCATATCTCCACGACGAATTCTGTGTTCGTAGGTCTCGCTATTTCTTCCGCCTTCTCTTTCCCGTAGCATATCAGCATGTCGCATCAATAAAAATCTATCATTGTATAGAGTGTTTTGTCCTGGTCTAAGCCTGATATAACAGAACATATCAGATACTGCATCATAAAGAGAAGAATTGAAACTTGAATAGGGGAAAGCGAAATGTGTTGGTGGAAGTCCAACCGCTGCCATTGACTCCATAGCAGGAATTACCTCTTCATCTATGTAATTATCCGTTTCACCGTACTCTAGGGCATCCTTATGAGAAACCCCATGACACCCTATAACATGACCATCTTTCTTTAATTCAAAAATCAAATCAATGTCTGAATTACTCAATTGATCGAATGAATCGATGTAAAATACGGCTTTAGCATCATGTTTTCTGAGAATGTCTCTAGCATTGTAATGCCAATTAGATATACAATGATCATCAAAACACAGATGAGCATGTGGTAGTTTTACCTTATGAGATGTGAAAGTCCCGAAACGATCCATGAAACTATTTAGCGAACTTATCTTGCCTCTTCTTTTTGGCAACTGATCGCTTTCTGGTGTTTTTAGTATTCTTGTTTGGTTTTTCAACATACAACCATTCTAAGAAACTAGACCAAAGAATACCAAGTCCACCTAAAATGACCAGAATAGTAATAAGATTCATGAGCGACTGTGCATGATTGATTTCGTTTGTCATACAAATAGATCCTCTAATGATGATGTTTCTTCAAGTTTCCAACCAATTATCTCAACGATTGCAGTCAGAGGTTGAACAAAAGATTTCTCAAACTGCATTTCGTAGTCGATGTGCTTATCTAAGGAGAGTTCCTCGGGCAAAGAAGTTACGAATGAAATTACTTTTTCGTTGATAGGATTAGGCATTCGAAGGTAAAGATACTTAATCTTCTCGCCCTCACGGATCATAGGATACTTCTTACCAAGTTTCTTCATTCGAATCCAATGATTGTATATCAGCGCACCCTTGGGGGCAATTGGTGTCGCCTTCTTGTATATGCTGCTGTAGTCCCCGTAGGTGTCAAGCCCATTGCATCCACGGGGGAAGGCTACCTTGTCGGCAGGAAGCCGTATAAACTCAGCATGGAAGTCCTGAACGAACCTACGGAGGTTACTCTCATCCTTCAGCATGACGATCTCCATGGCCTCCTTGAGTCGCTTACGCACGATGGCGGGAGTGGATGACTTCACCATCTCAAGACCGGTAATCTTGAGTTCGGGTGTGTCCATATAAACATCGTCTTCACCCTTCAGAACAGTTAAAGCATATCTTTTCTTTGCAGTCCAAATTCCCTTGGCCGCAATCGATTCTCGCTTCATGGACATCTTGTTGGCGTAAGCATTCATACGCTTTGCTAATTCATCATACTTCTTTGCGATGAATGGGAGGATGATGCTCTTGCAGGACTTATCGATAAAGTCAACTGTCTTCTCTTGAGACTTATTGGGAGACATCTTATTCACCAACTCGGACATTCGCAGATATACTGAATCTGTATCCGATGCAATAACATAGTCAACACCTACAGTCTCACAAACTTTGTTTAGAAACTCGTTCAATTGCTTTTCAATCCAACGAGCAGACAACTGACCTGAAACAGTAATGGCCTCTGCCATTTCCAAATCATAGTAACGACAGTACTGATTGCCCAATGCACCATACGCAGAGTTCAACTGCACCTTTCGGACAAGTTGGAAGTTGCCGTACTTGGCGATCTCTCGCTTCTTTTCATCGACCTCATCAGCAGACAAATCGGGATTGTTCTTAAGGAATGCTTTCAACTCAAGCATCTTCTTCTTGAACTGCTTTCTCTGCTCATACATGGTATCCATGAGTTCGGGGAGAAATCCTCTAAACTCATTAGTAAATGCCACACCATTTGCACAGATGCTAACGCCGTTCTCAGAAGCAGATCGACTCTGATCCTCGACTTTGTCAGTATTGTCTAGAATCATATCAGGATTAAGATTGCCACGAAGAAACAAGAAAGACTTGTCCGTCTTTGTTTCAGGTGAGATATTATACTGCATGATGAGGTGGGGATAGAGACTGTCCAAGTCAAACGAGACAACCCAATCGTGTTGTCCCACTTGTGGGTCTTTTACATAAGCACCTTCAAATTGCTCGTCTTTATCCGACTTCTTTCGTGGCGGAATGATCGTGTTACGCTGCAACAAGTAATTGTAAATGATGGAATCCCACATGCGAACCTGTGTAAACACATCACCATAGTTTGTTCTTGAAGAGTATGCAAGACCGAGCGCAAGTTCGATCAGGCGTAACTTATTCTCAAGCCCAACAACAAGATCAACATCACGAACATTATACTCCACGAATCGCTGAAAGTCACGACGATAAAAGTCTGTGATTGTGCCGATGTCATCGTAAGCGATCTTATCTTCGCCAAGTTCGGTAGATGCAATGAATCCCAATCGATATGACTCTTGCTTAACGAAAGTGAACTTCTTGTACAATTCAATATAGTCGAGAATAGTCATCCCCGTAAACTCATAGACGGTATATGTTCTATTCTGATCAGTCACTTTACGATCACGAACAATATTCCAAGGAGATAGTTTCTGTGCTGTCTTCTTACCTAGTAGAGCAGTAATTCTGTTGTAGAGATATGGCATGTCAAAGGCATTGACATTCCACCCTGAAACAATATCGGTGTCTAATGACTCCCAAAGATCAACGAAGTGACTGAGCAAGGCTCTCTCGTCATCATCAAACGAGAAACACTTGACACCCGAAACATCGAAGTCATGTAGAGCGAGAGTATATCCTTTACCATCCGACATTCGAATAGTAATAACATTAACTCTTTCAGTAGGATCTTCGGGGGATGCAAACCCGTTCTCACTCTCAACTTCGATATCGATATACATTACCCTAATGTGATTAGGATTATAATCGACTTCGGAGTCTCCTCTGTATTCTTTAGCAATAAACTGATATTGGGAATCGATCTCACCGTAGATGGTGAATCCTTCGTACTTGCCATATTCATCCATGAACTCCCGCATATCATACTGATTCGGGAAGTCGATTTCACGGAGAGCCATACCGTTGATGGTCTTGTACTTTGGCGGATCGGATGATTTTGAATCTCTCACGAAGAGGGAAGGACGAAATGGAACAGATTCATGAATCCGTCTACCATCATCGTCCCACCCCCGATGCAGGATCTTACCGCCTTTGCAGGCAACATGTGTGTAGAATTTGCTCATTCACGCTCTACTGCTAAGATCCAATCTTGGTGTACTATATCACAACCACCATGTCCTCGTCCACCATTTTTTGTCAAATCCCAAAGAATTTTATCCCCAATTTTGATGTCCTCTGTTAGTTTGTCTCCAACGGATACAACAACACTCCAAATGTTTTTGTTGGTAATTTTTTCAGTATAAATGATACCTTCCTTGGTCTTCTTTTGCTGACCAAGTCCTGGTGTCTTAACGCTTACCCATTTGCCAATCGGTCTAAATTTGCTCATTCATCATCTCCAAAAGATTAGGTTTTATTTCATCTGCAATACGCTCTTCTGCGATCTTCACATACTCGGGGTTCAGTTCGGTGCCGATGTAGTTGCGACCGTTCTTCATGGCAACTACAGCCGTGGTGCCGCTGCCTGTGAACGGATCGAATACAGTTCCCCCTTCAGGACATCCCGCAAGCACACACGGCTCAATCAAGTTCTCGGGATATACAGCAAAGTGTGCACCCTTGTAGCCCTTCGTGTTCACCGTCCACACAGAACGCTTGTTGCGCTTGCCGTCTGCTCCCCACACCCTATCAGGCTCTAATGCTGGATCACGGGCACCCTTTTCTTCGGGTTGTGTGCGGCTCTTGTTACCAGGAGCATGAGGCTTACCCACAGCGTCCTCCTTAATGGCATTGTGATCGTAATAGTATTTGGGCTTCTTAGTCAACATGAAAATGTACTCATGCGCTCTGGTGCAGCGGTCTTCCACACTTTCAGGCATCGGATTCGGCTTGCTCCAGATGATGTCCTGCCGCAGATACCATCCATCAGCCTGTAGGGCAAGTGCAACTCTCCAAGGAATACCAATCAAGTCCTTACCCTTAAGCCCTCTTTGATCCTTGCGATTAGGAGGGATGAAGTCTGAAGGCATTCCACGCTGCCCACCAATAGTCTGTGGTGGCGGGGCACAGTTCTTTGCACTCATGTACGAGTCGCCAAGATTTAACCACAGAGTACCGTCATCACGGAGAATGCGATGAACCTCACGAAACACCTCTACCATCTTCTGCACATAGCCGTCAACGGTATCCTCCCGTCCGATCTCGCTGTCACCACCATCGTATGAACGGAGTCCGAAATAGGGAGGTGATGTGATGCAAGTGTGTACGCACCCGTCAGGCAGAGTCTTCATGCCTTCAATGCAGTCGCCCTGAATGATTTGATAATTCGTCATTCATCATCTCCATATTCAATTCCACGCTCAAAGTAATGCTCTTCGAATTTCTTAAACCCGAAACATGCCCTTGCATACTGAAGAATAATATCCTTGTCGAATTTATTGCAGGAGTAAACATCAAGCGTGATGAAATGAGTGGGTTCAATGGAGTGAATCTGAATGCCACTCTCAATAAGCGGAACCCAACCACTGACTCCTGCCTTATTGGGGTACACCTCCACGCCGTTGTGGGTTGGAGCATGGATCACGAAAGGCTGACTCATGCGAGTCATGCCGATCTTGTCAACTACATTTTCGAGAAACCGATAATGTAGTTCCAAATCGTCTGCTGCTCCAACACGACATTTGTACATATCAAGATAATACGAGTATCCGAATGGCTTTTTCACTTTTTCATCTCCTTTTCAACTTTCTTCCAATACTTAATTGTTGCAGACTTCTTATGTCCGCTTGGACCCCCATTGTGGATCCTTGCTAAATCTTCTGCCGTTGCATTCTTTGGAGCATACCGAGTTAGGTATGCGACAACAACTCTCTTTGCATATTCGGGATTATAGCAGTCCTTATATGAACCGCCAATTGTTTTATCGTACTCGACCGCATCTTTCCAATAAATTTCCCATACCTGATAGGGGCCAATCGCTCGACCTTGATCACCAACAGCATTATCGTTCCCGCCACTTTCGACTTGTCGAATAGCAGCAAGAAGTTTGGGTGTCAATGCAGAGGGTACACGCACGGGCGCAGGCGCACACGCAAGCGCACACACGCATGCGAGAATAAGAATCCATTTCATGAAATCAATCCTTTCGGTTTGAATTCTTCTTGTCCTGAACAAAGGTGTGAAACAGAACGGCATAATTGATGATGTCAACACAGGTGTCTTCAAGACTCTCGTCCTTAACTTGGAAAGTCCCTGCTTCAACAAACGAAGAAAGTCTTGATAACTTGTCTGTCATTCGAACAAGCATTCCTGCCTCTGTAGTGCAGATGCCCATCGCCTCGCAGCGAGTAAAGTTTGCGAAAGGCTCTGTGCCAGCCTTACCGGCATAATCAGCGTTCTTTCGCTTCATGAGTTCATAAGCCCTTTTCGTTAATTCATTATGGGACTTCAATAGTTCATCACGGGTCATTCTGTGGTCTCCTTGCCCTTGGGCAACTTCATAAATGGACAAATGTTAAACTTAGACTGATGCTCTTCAAATTTGGTTCCATCCTTATGGGTGCCTTTGAAGTAGTTCTTTTGCCAATCCTTTCCGGTAACAGATGGATCATTTGGATCTTTTAGTCTTGCATTGAAATCGCCTCTAGAATCACTCCACTTTCTATATTCGGCATAAACGGATGGATTGTTTGAAATATTGTCCGTTAGTGCTGTAAATTTTTCCGGATATCCTCTAGGGTAAGGAAAGAATTGACAGATAACATCGTTTGGCTTAAAAATGATCGGAGTGTTTGGTGTGGTAACTTTCCAATTCATTGTGAATGTAAAGGGAAGCCAATCGGTCTCAACGATACCCACCAATGGGGTGATATGAGATCTTGGCTCGTTCACCGGACCCATAACAAAAAGATTATGGCCCTTGCTAGTTCTGAACAGAAAGGGTAAACTGAAAGTTAGAATTCCTGATCCGAAATGAGATATCGTACATGATTTTTGAGATGCATTTCTTTTTGGATCAGTATCAGGAAATCCAATAGTCAGATCCTTAGGTGAATCTCCACCATTCCAATGAACAATAAATGGGAATTTAGTCTTTAGTTGCCAACCTATAGAATTGCCCATAATCAGCGGTAAACACCGATACGCAAATTTATTCGGTGTTAAATCCATCCAATCCCGAGTAGGCTCTGAAGAAACTAACTCAAAACAATCTTTCATTGAACCGAATTCATACCCCACAATGTAGGGCTTATCATCTTCTTCATATGACTTTTGTTCTTGGCTCATGATTTACCCGTGGAACCGAATCCGCCGCTCCTATTGGTTTTTGGTTGTGGTTCTGGACATGTATAGAAAATACATGAGTAAACAGGAACCAATTCAGCCTGACAAATTCGGTCTCCATGATTAATTCTAACAGGAACTTGACTTGTATTTGTTACTAGAACCATCAGTTCATTGATGTAGTCAGAATCGATGATCCCCTCAGAATTAGACAAGATCAGACCACCTTTGATTGCCAATCCAGATCGCATGTGCAAACGCATAGACCAACCTTCTGGAATGTCGAATACAAGTTGTGTTGGAATCATTGCCCTATGTCCGGGCATTATACTGATGTACTTATTCTCGTTTGTTTCTGATGCGGCTAGAGAATTGTATTCCTTACCGTCAGGAGAAAATGACTTCACCATACATTTTCCATTTACGAAACAAGCACGGATATCAAAACAAGCAGAACCAGTAGTTGCGTAAATTGGATCAAATGCTTCTGGGTGAAGTTTGTGTATGCCAACGGAAACATTGCGGATAGGGCCGCTCATAGTCATAATTTATACCTCACTTTGTTGTATGTTACATCTTACACCTAATTGTCGCTACTGTCAATACCTTTGTGGCGAGTTCCTATAGTGTATTTTGGTATCAGTTGCCAATCTTTCTTCTCTGAGTGGGGAAGAATTTTCATGTGATTGATTGGGCAAATGGGATCCTTTGTCACACTCTTATTTACAATCTTTAGCAAACCCCATTCCTCTAGTAAATTTGCTATTGTATTTCTTCTGCCTTTATCTTGGTCAGGGAAAATGCTAGACAATCCATCTAGGGCAAAAAGTTCCTTAAAGTGAACAATATAGTATTTTCCCTTTTTGTGAAGTATGTGACATGACTGATACAGTTTATTCTCAGTTTTCGATGAGACACCAATTCTAGTCAATGTTTCTTTGATCTTTAAAAAGTCTTGAGGATCTTTCAAAGTTACTTCAACAAATGTATCTACTAATGACATAATAACTCCCGAATTGTCTTCGGAAGTTATTTAGGAATATTACTTCCTCCCCGTCCAATTCGCAATTCTTTCTTCTGATCTTCATTCATGAGACACAGATATTCGATTGCCCTTCTTTGGTTTACCTTATAGATCTCCATGACCAAGGGGATCATATCGTCCTCCTCACGCTTCATCCACTTGTCGAATCTGCGTCGGCGGCGAACTGATCCGTACAGAAAATCATACTGCATTTTTTTGTCTAGCATCCATTTCTCATTCATCATGTTGGCATAAAGAATGGTATCAGGGCTAAAAGATAGTGAACGATTGACCATGAAAGGAACATAGTCCCTCTCAGCATCAGGCTGAACCTGAATCAGATTTTCGGTCTTTTCATTTATGCTCTTCACGAAATCGAACGGGGAAAGTCTTTTACTCGTTTTCATCGGGTAAGTCCAAATCATCAATGTTTATCCCATCGGGCGATGAGAGATTCACAATTAATCTTATGGGGATATAAACCCACTTCATCTTGTTACTGTCGTAGTAAGAATTTAGAAGGAATTGGTCATATCCATTACTGCCATGGTAGCGAGGAATCAGAGGACACTCAACATAATTGTCAGAGACCATGTTGTTTTTGTGTACAATTTTAGTCTTCGTTATAGTACCGTTCAAGTTCTCATACTCAATGTCGAGTGAGTATGGATATATTCTCTCAAGAATCTTGTATATCCAACTGCCTAACATCATGTCTGACATTCCGGTGATCTCAACATAAGAGTTAAGACCTCCTGTATCCCGTTCTTTTGAGGTTTGAATTGCCTTGACAGAAAAATAATTACTTCTATCTTCTAGAAATTTGCGACGGACTACTTCACACTCTTTACTGAATGTTTCGTAGTGATATTTTTTATTCAAACCCTCTGATATTTTAATGACTTTACTGAGATCTTCATCATCTAAGATACTCGACATCAACATTATCTTGGATAATGGTGTCGATTCAAAAACATCTGATGCAGTTATGGAATCAATCTCGTCCCATGCCTTCTGATTAACTTCACGGACAGATGACTTAAATTCAGTCACGAAACTTTTTATATCGTACTTCTTTCCTATTTCGTGAATTTTTATGGAAAGGTCATTGAGGCTCTTAACTGATTCCATTTCTGCCTCCTAGTCTTAGGGGATAGTACGAATCTATTTATAGAGAAACATCGCTTCAAGTCACTTAAAGGTACAGTCGGCGGCAAGAGAAATACAACATGCGGTTAAATTTATTTCATGGTCTGCGACGAATGCTGCCTTATACTGATATTCTGAAATAATTAAAACCGCCTGTGGAATGGAGTCAGGGGTCAAGTGGTCCTGTAAACCGTCGTAGATTGATCGGAATAAATGCGAAGAGTCTTTATCACTATTGTCTATGACCCACTTCCGAATTTCATTAAAACTTTTTGCCTTGAGAGCCTTGACCAAAGTCTTGATTCCAAGGTTATTCTCGCTAGTTGAAAGAACTCCCACATCAATTTTTCCGCCCGATGAATATCTTTGCAGTTCATTGATGGTTTTACGGAAATCGGGAAAATTCTTGATAATCAAATCAGCGATAACCTTATCGTTATAACTGATCCCTTCAGCATCAAGAATATGCTTCACTCTTTGGCTGAATTTAGCAGCAACACTAACTTTCTCACTTGAGAAGATTTTAAAGTCGATCAGATTGCATCGACTGTGTAATGGCTCAATTATTCTATTCTTGAAATTACAAGTCAGAATAAATCTGCAATTAGCAGCAAACTCTTCCATGAAACCACGAAGTGCAGGTTGAGTGGAAGACGGATTTAGATAATCTGCTTCATCTAAGATCACCACTTTATTTCCCCCACTGATCGAAACAGTAGAAGCAAAGTTGCGAATCTTAGTTCGAAGAACATCAATTCCACTCTCGTCCGATGCATTGATGAACAGCATGTCCAAGTTCATCTCATTGCATAATGCTCGGGCGACAGTCGTTTTGCCTGAACCTGCACTTCCCGTTAAAATCATGTTGGGCATTTGACCAGACTTTACAACATCACGAAATGTCTGCTGAATCCTGTCAGGAAGGATACAGGAGTCGATATCTTTCGGTCGATATTTTTCTACCCACAAAAAGTGATTCATTTTATTATCCTGCACTCATAGCGATCCAATACTGAACAGGCACATTCTTTCCCTTGAGATTTGCTACTGCCTTAGATGCGATTGAAACCGCATAATCATCCTGAACCATTTTCATTGTGTCGATACTGAACCAGAAGGGGAAGTGATCGGCCTCTTCTGCAACTTCAGAGACAATCAGTTCCCAACTATTACCTGTCGGGTTCTTCTTATCACAAACTCTAACAAGAAGGTTTCCCTCCTCACCTGTGATACACATATCAGGAACTTGAAGAACAGATGCTGCCTTCATGATAGAGGCGAGATCACTCTCGCTAATATCGAAGACAACCACAGAGTTCGGCATCTTGATCTTCTTATCTCCCTTGTTCTGAATGAATTCGGGGTTAGTATAAAAATACTTGACAGAACTAGATCCACCATCACCATCTGAAGAGATGACTAAATGTGTATCCTTGAACTCAAACACAGGTGACTTGAACAAACTAACAATACCAAGAAATTGAGCCATGTCGTAAATCGCAAAATCGACAGGAAAGTGCTCAGAAACCTGTGCCTCTGCAAGAATTCGGTTGGACGGACAAACCGTATTAAGTTTACTGCCTGATCGAATTAACAGGCTAGGATTGATGGAAGCAAAATTCTTGAGAATCGAAAGAGTCTCAGGTGAAATCTTGACGCAGTTAGTAGTTGTAGGCATATTTCCTCCTTGTGAGATGTGGAGAGTATACGGCCTACGAACAAAAAGTCAATCAGTCAGGTGCTATATTGGAAAGATTATTTGCGTCAAGCCAATCGAATATTCTATTTGTAGGAACAACCATTAGAATTCTAGTTCCATAGTTTATTCTTACAACGATACCAATACATTGACCCTTATCTTTAGTGAATACTCCACCCCCACTTGATCCGGGCGCACCATTTGCGGTGATTTGCACATGGTGTTCATTTGTCCAATCGACCTTTCGCCTGTTGTTGGAGATTATTCCATCGGTAACTGTATTGATTTCACCTAAAGGATTGCCTACCGCATATATCTCTTTTCCTATTCTAGGCTCATTTCTATCGAATACTGAGTCCATAGAATCTTTAAGATCTTTTGCGTCTTCTAATCCTATTATGGCTGCATCTAGAGATTCATTGTGCGCTAGTAAAATTCCTTTCCACGCATGCGTTGGAATGTCTGAATTATATGGAGTGAATGCTATTGAAATTTTACCCTTACCAAATTCCTTCTCATCTTGAATTACATGTGCGGCGGTCATCACAAACCAAGAACCATTCTTATTATAAAGAACGCCGGATCCAAGACTCTTCTTTCCCTCTAGTGTTTCATATAGAATTACCACAGAGTGAGATAAAATTCTCTCTGCAACTGAAAGGCCATCCCCATAAACGACCACGGGAGCCTCGGCTATTTTTGCCTTGACTCCCGCACGATCTACCGATGTACTTACTGTGACTGCAAGCAGCAGTCCTACTACCCAAAGGTTTCTCATGGAACACCTCCTTCGGGGGTTTAGCCCTACAGTATATTTAGTTTTACAAGTTATTTGATATCAACAACTTATGGAATAGACTGAAGAAAATTTATCATATCTTCTTGTGTGTCGAATTTATAGGGAGATTCCGTAAAATTCTTGGATGTGATTCGGGTCGTAAACTGAAGAGTTGGACTTGTAGTTCTATGTTTAATATCCATACGAACTGACCACTTGGAGGGTTCGTTTGTGGGTTTAATGCTCTTAATGCTGACTAGTTTAGCAACTTCGTTTCCCTTGGCGTGGGAAATTCCGGAAGGAAGTTTATCCTCATCATCAAACATGTAGAGTTTGGATTGATTAACTGGCGTACTTCCAGCCCAATCCTCCATGTAAATGCGCTTGGCTTTAATGGTGGTTGGATCTTGATTACAATACAGATGAGTAACGATTGACTGTTCAGACAACGCAGCATCGCTTTTTGTATATGAGCCGCCACTCGCTTTGAGTCTAATTTCGACTTGAGCAGCACCTTTACACGAATCTACGAGTCTTGGCAATCCTTTAATAGAGGGAGAACTACTAAGGCCAGTTGAATATAGTCCTCTTCCATTGATGTAAATGAAATGCACATTCTTTTGCCGCAAGATTTCTTCATAAAATCTAATATTGGCTGAGTCTTGAATATACTCGTTGATATTGTAGGAGAGTTTGTCTCCACTCTGAGTGAAAATAGTTCCCTTGTTTCCTACCTGTTTCCACGCAATTTTAGAAACCTTACCAAAGGGTAGTCTACCAGGAATAATGTACTTCTTGTGTAGTGCTGATGGGTCCATAGAAGTTCGAAGATACTGTTGCATCTGTCGAATCATTTCAAACTTCTTGGTGTGAATTGCCCGAATGATTCCTAGCCAAATTTCTTTTTCAACCTGAATCTTTTTTCGCCCACTTTGGGTCCAAGATGTCTCAGTCACATCTTCGGAACTGAAAGGGTCAAAATTATTCCGCAATCCAATCTGCGTTCCCTGTGCACTTTCATCTTTGATCTCAATATTGATGTTACCTGAGAAAGACGATCCCGCAACTTTTCTTACTCTGATAACCAAATCGGGCTTATCATTGTCATTTCCTGCACTGTCTCCAATATCAAATCTGTCTTGACGAGTATCTTTCAATAAATTTTCAGCAGCACACTTCATTGCTGTCGCAATAGATCTCTCTAATGCAAATCCATGCCCACTAATAGGAGGGCAAGCACCTTCTGAAATTAGTATCTCAGGCTCCAAAGATTCTTGCTGACGAATAAAGTCGGACAGACAAATCGGTCTCATGTTCATATTTAGGCCGTCGTAAAGCCATCTATGGGAATCGAACCCATGATCTGTCGCTTACAAGGCGACTGCATTACCACTCTGCTAAGATGGCGGCGTGGATCTTACGATCCACTTAATTTTACTTTCGAATTCCACCTGTGCGATTGCTCTTTAGTTCCCTGATGCTTTCGCTGAGGCTATCGATTTCTCTCCACATAGCATCGTGACGGCGTTCATCTTCCATGTTTTTTTGCACATTATTGAGTGCATTCATATCTTCTGCGTGTGCCTTGCTCTTCAGATAAAGAAGGATAAGAAGAACTCCATTGAGAACCGATGAAACAACAAGCCCCAAACCTAATCCTGAAATATTGTGCATATAGCACCTCCTTTGTGTTGTGAGATTGTATCGGCGTTTTCGGTTTTGTCAATCAGATTATGGTCAATGAGCAATAAATTCGATTGCCCATTCCACGGTAGTTGGCAAAGATCAAGAGATATCTTTTACCTTTGGCTCTCCACATTATTCCAGACTTACTCATCCGTTTGGTGGTTTTACTTTGCCATCCAGCGACTTTTGAATACTCTTTTATCTCAGACTTCATTTTAGTTGGTATTGTGCCTCGGAAGAAATATCCTTTGATGGAACCCGTCCAAACATTTGATTCCTTCATCATCGATACCAATTTGTTCAGATGCGTAAATCCGGCCATCTTAGACTTCCCTGATTTTCCAAGACGCATTGAAACCTCTGCCATCTCGTCGCTATTTGGGGAGCAATCGGCTGATCGGCATTTTTGAATTTTTGCTGTATTTCTAAGTGATTTAGACAATACCACTCTTCTTCTTCATGAGGGAGATTTTGCGCTTAGTTTCTGGTTTACTCAAGAATTCTTCAATTTCTGCTAATCCATGAAGACGATACGCAAATTGTCCAAACGGATTATTTGTTTTCTTGCCTTCAATGTCGATCATGAAAGAAATTAGTTCTTTTGAACTAGCCACTCCGACTTTATCAGCAAATCTGATCAAGTCTTGCTTAACCAGTTTCTTTATCATTGAGAGGGGTAATGTCCCTAGTCCCTTAAGGTAAACATCGGGGTCATCAGTTGACATGGTAAAATCGATTGTTTGTGCAACTCTACCACCAATATTTAAAGCCTTCAATGCCTGTGGTTGATTTTGCTCATTAATGATGCTATTGATTGCATCAAGCATTTCTTTACTAGTGTTTTTAAATGGATTGTTCATGTTGATTATTTATGACGATTTAATCCTCAAACAAAGCAGTCAGCCCCTCATCCATTTTCGAATAGTTAATTATCTTTTCGTCCTTAGACTGAATAGAAGTTTCACTCCCATCATCCTTCCACCGTACAGGCTCATAAATCGTCTTGGAAGATGACTTTCTATGGAATTCGTTGAGCCACTTGGCTTCCTTTTTGGCTGCTTCCTCGCTCTCGTATACTGCTATGATGTTGGATCTCTCAACCAAGTGACCCTGTAGATCGTTACCATGCATGATACCGATTGCCCATAGTTTACGCTTTGCCATAATACTTCCTATAGGATTCGAACCTACGACTTCTTCCGTGTAAAGGAAGCACTCTAGCCACTGAGTTAAGGAAGCAGAATGCCGAAGGTGGGAGTCGAACCCACACGCCCGTGAAGGCAGCGGATTTTGAATCCGCCGTGTCTGCCATTCCATCCACTTCGGCTTTGGTTAAATTATAACCACACCGAAAAGTTTGTCAAGCCTTAAAGACCTAACTTCTTAAGTTCAAGAATGGTTTGATTTGCGCTCTTATGCTGAATGGCAATACCACCAGCAGATTGCCATTCTTTAATGTTCTTGCTCCAATCATCAATTAAAATATTGGGAACGCCATCAGTTTTGGCATAGTCCTTTTTCTGTGTGCGAAGAACTATATTTGAAAAGTGAGGCTTAGGACGCAAGTTATTTTCAATCCACTTTATCTTACCCGATTTAGATTTCGGTTGCCAAGTTGTTGTGTGTGCTGATAGAATTTCTACCTTGTACTTTGAGATATATTTCCAAAGTGTTTTACCATCCGGCATCCAAGGCAGTTTAGCAAATAAATCTGGATGATCTTCATCAATTTTAGGTTTGATTGGATTGATAATACTATCAAAATTCTTCTGTGATAGATTTGGAATATTTAAAATTTTGGACATACCTCCAATTATATCAACTAGAACACCATCCATATCGCAATAGATGGTCGGTCTTTTACTAGAATCTTCTTTGAAGTAGTCTAAAAAGTCTTTCATTTGAGGGGTTCCACTAATTTGTTTTTTACGATATAAGTTGCTAGTCTTTTTCCTGCAATGTTATCTGATGGATAGTGAACACCAGCAACGACTCTAGAGTCCGCTATTTGATTGGCAATACTTTCAAATTTTTCTCTGTGATCCGTATGCTTATTCGAAAGAAGTAAAGCAAACAACCATGCTTCAAAAGTATGACCCGAAGGATAGGCCGGAGTATAAGGATCTGCAACTAGAATGGTTATTTTCTTACCGTATTCATTTGAAATCTGATATGGTCTAGCACGGTTAAAGTAGACCTTGAAATAGGAAAGAATTCCATCTGTGTTTTTAGTAATATTGGAGAACATATCTTTAGAATAGTTCTCCCCTGTCATAACTGATGCTTGTTCTGCCCAGAATTTGTAATGGTTTTCTATTGGATCCATTTCAATGGCAAACTTCTTCTCTTGTTCAGTAGAATCATTCATTCTTCTGGTGATATAGTTAATTTCATTCAGAGTTTTTGTACTACTATTAATGGGGGGACTATCAATCACTCTTGAAACGGGAACCCCCGATCTTAAGAATTTACCCAACACCGAAAATGGATCTTTCTTGTCATCCTCCATTTTCGCAAGAGATCTTGGATTCGAATAACCAATAATACTATCCATTGAATGAATTTGCTGAAATTTAAGCATTAATTACTTTAGCCTCAGAAGATACTTTGTTCTATTTACTGCACCAAGAATCTCATCACGAATATTAAGTAAATCAGTATCCTTCTGTGGATCTATCATTTGAGGTATATCTTGGTTCAAATAAACCACAAACTCATCAAGAAATTGGATAACATTCTCTTTTGATTTGTAGTTTTCTGCTATGAAGGTGAAATTGTCCTTTGCGGTCGGGACTCCACCTTTAGATCCAGACATAGTTTCAATAAATTGATCAGTCAGTTCGTCAAGAATTTCGTACAACTTACCTAAAGCCTTATGTTCTGCATAAGACTTAGTTTGCCAGTGATACACTTTAATTTGCGACTGAACCGTTAAAAGTTGCGTAATGATGTTCATACTCGTATTTATGACTTCGTCTTACGAGACTTTCGTGTGACCTTAGGTTTACGCTTTTTACCAAATATACTATCCCAATTCTTAGACCATTTGGAATAATCTACCTTTCGGTAGGTGTCTCCCTTTCCTGCGCTGTGCTTACTTCCCAAAATTTACCCCTACCCACCAATTCGGTGCTTGAACATTCTTCCACTTGGCAAATCTTGCCTTATCACCGAGGTAGTAGTTGCGATAGGCGGTGACCGCATCCTCAGAACGATACTTTTCAGGCATCGCCTGTGCGAAGGGTGTGAGATCGCCAAGTGGAATATTTTTAGGGCAACTACTGAGGTGAACAGAAATCAACTTTTCCATGGCATGGATCTTGTTATACCGAAGATTGTATTCCATAAGCATGGCTGACGCATGCTGATACAACCATTGGTAATTTTTATTTGTACTCATTACCCACTGTGTGCATGGGTGATGAATCATCGTTGCAAGGCACAACATCTGATTACTGTGATCCCAATGCTTAACATTCCTACCTGTCTTAGTTACACGGGTGGTAGGTTCTCCGTCTAGTACACGATGTGCCGTTGACATCATCTGTGCGCTCTCGACAATCATCTTTACAACATGTTTGTCGCAAAGGTTTCGTGCGGCTACTTGTGGAACAGAATCTAGTACAAAAATGTTCATGTGATAATTATAACAGCAACTCTAACTATGTCAAGAATCGGGGTGACAGGATTTGAACCTGCGACCTCCTGCTCCCAAAGCAGGCGCACTACCAAACTGTGCTACGCCCCGTACTGATCTGCCTGGATTTGAACCAAGACAAGGAGAATCAAAATCTCCTGTGCTACCTTTACACCACAGATCAACTGGCTCGGAAGGATTCGAACCTTCAACCCTCCCGTTAACAGCGGGATGCACTACCGTTGTGCTACGAGCCACCAAACGGACAGAGAGGGATTCGAACCCCCGGATGGCTTCAAGAACCATCGGCGGTTTAGTAAACCGCAGCATTAGACCACTCTGCCATCTGTCCAAAAGCGTAGCGGAGGACTTGCACCTCTGTATCAGATCACCCCTTGCAAGTAGATGACCCTGGCAACCTATACGCTGACTACGCAAACGGATGGGGAGGGATTCGAACCCCCGTTGGAGTATTGCTCCAAAGTAGTTTTCAAGACTACCGCATTCGACCACTCTGCCACCCATCCTTAATTTCATTCCGATAAAAATTGATTCTTCTCTTTCACCCCTCTTCGGGCATCCTCAAGAATCTCACGGTCAGCATCTGCGTATCCTGCCTTATACTCTCTCCAATATGGATCATCTGTCGTGCCTGAACCAAAAGGACAACGGCTCCTAGATCCACTCTGTCTGTCATTGTATCCATCACGGTATCCTTGTCCTGCTGTATAACTCATAGTGTCTCTCCTGAGTGGATCGAAGGGGATTTGAACCCCTAACCCCTGCCTTGCAAAGGCAGTGTTCTACCGTTGAACTATCGACCCAAAAAGAGGATGACGGGAGTCGAACCCGCAACATCTACCTTGGAAGGGTAGAACTCTGCCATTGAGTTACATCCTCAAACCCCTTGCATCCCTGCAAGGGTATATGTCGTGAGACTTTGTATCACCCACCGAAAGCCGTGGTCAGCCCGGTCGATAGATGCGACCAAACGCTGACAACGAAATTCTTAAGGAAGACAACTCCATTCCATGCGAACGGAAGAAGTCCAAGCGTGATCAAAAGGCTACGATTGATGCCGACCTTCGAAAGAAGGCAAGACAACTTATCACAACCACCAAACAACGGACACGAACCAGTCTCATTCTTAGCCATTTTTTCTCCTTTGTTAGAGTTGAATTGGGGATGGCTAGATCCCCGAATGGAGGCGGGGGGAATCGAACCCCCGTGCTAATACAATCCTTACAAGAACCACTTTACCTACATGCTTCCCCTTTAGAATTCCAAGTGAGGCTAAGGGTTCCTCACAAGGTTCTCACCTGTTTCTCATACGCACACGGCACATGTGAGTGAAGCCGTTTGTCCCTGGTGCGAGTCCCGATTTTAAGAGTTAGATTATCGGGATCATCTAACTCTTTCTCACCGATCTTTAGGCGGCGAGAGCAAGGCGACGCTGACGAGCAACGGGCTTTGCGTAAACGAATCTGCTCTTGTTATTGGCAGTTGTTGTTTGGTCACATTTTTAAAGGAGCCTAGTAACCATCTCCTGCATGCTGTTCTTGTATGTTTTGTCTAGTCGATACCTGTTCGCCCCCTTAAGTAAGACACTTTTTCTTCCATTCAGAAATGGGAATAACGACGATTTCACCTTGACCGCTTAATCCACTATCCAAAGTAATCCAAGAATTTGTAGCCCTTGATGCAGTTCGAAGAAATGCTGCTTCATCTGCACTCACAAGATTTGAAATTTCTTGATCGTTGATTGCATCCCAAACCTTAAACTCAATTCCCTTGATCCAAGGAGAGTAAAACTTTCTCTCGCTGATCTCTTGAATCTTACAGATCAAATAGTCTAACAAAACTTCTTGAATGTCGTTTGGGATCTTGTCCATGTTGGTTTAATTGTAACTACTTTTGTTCTTGTGTCAATGGGATACAGAAAAAATTATTCAAGATTGATTTTCATCTTCTTCACTAGGTGTAAATTCAACACCTTCCTCTTTAGTGAAGTCTGCCGCATACTCTCCTGCCTTTTTCCAAAGTTCAGGATTCATTTCCCTCACATAGGAAGCGAAATTAAGAGAAAACTTGACCAAAGCGATCAAGGTTTTCTTATCTTCTTTTTCCCAGTCTAACTTTTCCATGAAAGTAATTATGTAAGATCTTAAATGACTCCGGGGGGAATCGAACCCCCACGCCTTATTAGGGCTGTGGATTTTAAGTCCACTGCGTCTGCCTGTTCCGCCACAGAGCCGATTTCCTTTCAATGACTTTGGTGGGAGTCGAACCCACAAGGATGTTACTCCGAAGGCTTCTAAGACCTTTGCGTATGCCAATTCCGCCACAAAGTCGAATGCTTCGGGTGGGGATCGAACCCACGACTTGCGGATTAAAAGTCCGCTACTCTACCAACTGAGTTACCGAAGCGAAAGCGTCCCCGATAGGATTCGAACCTATGACTTACTGCTTAGAAGGCAGTTACTCTATCCAACTGAGTTACGGAGACAGGTTAGTTTCAGTTATGCTCAGGTTTGTTCGGTGGGAACTCAACTCCGACAACGAATGAGTCAACCTTGTCGATGTTAAAAGACCGCCATGCATTGTTCTCCAAATCCCAAACTGAGATGTTGGTGAATGGTCGGGGTCTCTGCTCCTTTTGCCTCTTGTAGGATTCTGCCGCCTCTTCGATGGTGCGGCTTGGGAGACTATCATTACGAAGAGTGCAGTACATAGTGCGCTCAGTACCATCAGACTTCGTAAAGGTGACCATACAGATGTGCTGTTGTAGAGCGTTGCGAAGAAGAGTCACACTCGTATGCAACTCATCGATTTCTTGTTGAGATAGGGTTTCTTGGTTCATGCTTATAGTATAATGCCAAATGATGTTGATGTCAAGTATCTTCTACCTTATGTTGAAGATATTCTGCATACATTTCGATCCAAGTTTTGGGGATACCATAAGATTCAAATACGAAAGGCTTACCCTTCATCCTACTATAGAATTGACCCATCTTCATAGGCTTATAAACGCCTACTGAAACTTCCTTTCCAAGACCGGGAAACTCCACGGGATTCCCATCTTCGTCTTTAGATTGAGTTCCAATAAGAACCGCTTTTTCATCGAATGACTTATAGAAAATTGAGTCTTGATTATATTTCGCCCCCCACTTCTTCATAAGTCCCTTCAATTTTCCATCATCATTACCCTTGTCACCGATAACAAGAAAACATTGTTCCTTTACATCCTTAGAGACATCTGAACCGTATCCCTCAATGTAATGGCCCTCAACACGATAAAAACCAAATCCTGCTGCCCGTATATCAGCCTGCAAAACAGAATTTCTTCTCTTGTTTTCACTAGTAGGATATCTACCACGGTAAGCGGTAATTATTCCGATATTTCTCTCTACCGTGTGTTGATAGAGGCGAATTAAAGATGCCTCATTCAACATATATGTTCTGCAACTGTCCATCAAACATTCTCCTCTGGAGGAATATTATAATCATCGGAATCATTGTTCATATCATTGAACAGTTTATTGATCTGATCATTCAAGTAGTCTTGTAAATTATTACCAAAGATATTGTTATTATATTTTGGATTGTTCTTATCGACTTTCTTGAACTTCCACTTCCCATCAGATCCCATATAACCCTCAAACCACAACTGATTCATGTAATTGTTTTTGATGGAATTACTCTTAATTCTATTCATCTCTTCGATGAGAGAATCGAAATATGCATTTCCCATGACATTATCATCTATGTCACCTGATGTCTCAGATACACTCTTCTCAACCGTCTTGGCAGTTTCTTTCGTTGCTGCCATAACTTGTTCAAAAGAACTTCTATTCTTTAGTAAATTGACTAAGAATCCTTTGGGCAAAGTCTTATATTTTTCCGCTTCATCAGAGACCTGTTTGCTATATGAACCTGCAACATCAGACATCTGATTCAGAGTTGTATTCAGAAGTCTCACTAAACGAATTAGTTCTTTCTTCTCACGAACAAGTTTACTGTTTGAAACGAGCAAATTGTGTAGATTGATTGGATTTTGCATGGTGCTAATTTACTCCATTAATTACTATGTTCAAGAGTTTACTTTAAGATTTTCCCGTTTCAGGATACATTTTGGACAGGCTAGTTGAGAGTTCTTTTCGATCTCCAAATGGTGTCAACAGATTCATGAACCAATTGATTCTTTCCATCTGCGATTCATCTATTCCCTGTTTTCCTGCCTTTTTCAATCTGAAATATGTGAAGTCCTTTGCCCATTCGGCTGGAGCAGCGGTTTTTTGTCCATAGGCTTTTCCAGTAAAACCGGGTTTCATTGGATCACCATTCTTGTCCAAATGAACTGGAAGAACTTGTCCTCCAGTCTTAATCATTTTGCTTCCGACATTTTGCCAAGGCATATCTCCATATTTTTGCTGTGGGCCTCCAATAATGATCGCTAAATCGCCATTGATGTTTAGTTTACTGTAGTTTTTCAACACTAGATCAGTCATGGTCATTTTTGCACCTAAATGAGTATCAAGAAGAATGTCATTAAAAATTCTTCTTCCTCTACCGTAATTTTGACGAAGAGCAATTTTGAAGTCGGTCAAAATCCAAACAATGTGAATGTCTTCTGGCTTATAGCCAGCGGCACGAAGAGTACCAACAGTAAAAAGAGCATCACTCTGTGATTTGAGGGTGCAGTCAAACATCAAGTTTGGCATGTATGATCTAGTTCCACCTGGATTGAACAATATTTGAGAGATCCTCTTCTCGTCAGGATCAAAATCTTTCATGAGTTGATGTAACTTAGATGTGTCATTAGGATTTTTCAAGTCAAGATTTGAAACTTGAGGAAGAAGAACTTGCATCTTGGTACTGAGTCCAATTCTCTGAGAAGACTTAGACAATTTCAGCACAAGATCTTTAAGATCATCCACATTAAGAATCTTATAGTTCTCACCTTGGATGAAATGATTCGTGGCATATGATTTACCAGACCCTGCTCCTCCTGCAAGAATTACGGCCTGTCCATATCTTTTACCTCCACCTAGAATGAGCAACTTCTCTTCTAAGTGGTGTCTAAATTCATTGTATGTCTTTAACACGCTATTCTCCTTATACTTTTAATTTTGGATCCGGACTCTTAAAGTCTGGTTTCTTCATTGCTGTAACCATAACCATCTTCTTCATGCTCCCCTCCCAGTCAAGTGTAAATGGCATATTCAAATCTTTACTAACATCATTGATGATTGCCTTCCAATTAACTGGATGAGTGCTAATTTGTTGTGCATACTTTTCATATGTCTTCCTGAAAGCATCTTGTATCTCAGGAATACTAACTGTTCCACCATAGCCACGACTTCCATTTACACGCTCCCAGAAATGACGGGTGAACGCTATGTCTAGTTTTGCCGCACGAAACATGTTATCCAAAACTGACTCTAGAGTCTTAAGTTCATTCCACGATACCATTTTTCCCTGTGTGGGAGCAGGATTCTGTGTGTAAGTATATGATCCAGTTGTAGGTCTACCGGTAACTATTCCCTCAGTCAACACATTCATGATCTTGGTTGCAACCTGAACTCTTTTTTTGCCTATCCCTTTACGGTTCACCACAATTCCCTTTGACTCCTCAAGTTTCTCATCCAAGTCCCAAGGACCATAGTGACCAGTGGAGATTAATTTCTTCTTCATATCGGAGAATGCATACTTCTTATAAGCACCCTTCTGATTCGGATCGATCTTTCCCAAGGTGTAATACAATTTCTTCGGGAGTCTTACATTAAGACCATTTGATTTATCGATGACCTCATCGCCATCCTCGACCCAAGCATGTGGGAATCGAAGTCCATTAACTTCTCCCCGTCCGTATACGAGCGCATGTACAAGCACGGGGCTTCCCTTTGCCTTCTCACGCTTGCCGTAGAGATCGGTGTAGAATCGCAGCATTAGATTGGCGGCTGCTTGCATACAGTCCCCACTGCCATCATGTTTTTCAATTAAGTAGTTTGAAAATGATTTCATCTAGTTCTCGACTGCCACGCTGGCGTTTGAGGTAAACTTTTAGAGTTAACTGCTTCTTCTTTGTTTGAGGATACTGATCTCATCCACTTTAGAATGAACTCTCTTCTCTGATTCGCTAAGTCAGCATTCTCCACTTCCCAAGGTTTCATTTTCTTTTTAGTGGAATCAGGAACATCTTCAACATCAAAATCAGAAGCAACCTTGTCGATTGCAAAACCGGCACCACCACTAAGATATATCATGTTGGCTGTAGAATTTTCCTGTATATGCTGAAAAAAAGATCTCATCAGTTTATTTAGTTGAATTGAAAGCGGGAGGGTTTCCCCTCCCGCCCCTTGCCAAGGTTGATGTATCTTATCTTAAGAATCAATTTCGGAAAGATATGAATTGAATATTTGATTCATTTCATCTCTTGCTGCCGATTTGTTTTCGTTGGTATTGATTTCAGTCTTTATGGAAAGATCTAATATCTTAGATTCAATATTGGAATTAGGATTTCTTGAATACCAATCTTTAAAACTATTCAGAGTTTCCTCACTAGTTCCCGGAATAATGAGTGCATCTTTGTTGTATCCGTAATTGGTCCAAACTCCATCCACAAAGATTGAAGGAGTTTGATTTAAATCATCCCACACCAAAACAAGCCTGACAAGTTCTTTTCTACTTTCCCCATTTAAACTCGGGGTCTCTCTGGTGTCGTAGAAGTCCCTAATACACTTACCTTTCCATCTATTCTGAACTCCAATTTCAGCATCACCACTAGGTGCTTGATTATGATAGATCGGTGCGTTAGGGGATGTTATGAGAACTCTAGTTTCATTTTTCATTGTAAACCTTTCTACTGAATATTTATTTGTCGCCTTCTAGTGTCTCCAGCATCTTTGGGGTATTGCGTACCATGACGAAAAACCACAAAATCCCACTGATTAAGCATGATGCTCTAAAATAAGATAGAGATAGTTTTTCCCTAACAAACTCATAAAGACCAAACCATGCTAGATTTAGACAGATAGCGAGAATTAGAACCGTGATTGCTGATGCGAAGAAAAGGGTAATTACGATTGATTTCTTGTCCTTCATATTTGCCTTTGGTGTTGGTGTGCGTCCCCTGTCGCATAGGGGGAAGGTCGCACCGAGGATTTAGCAAATGATAACGCCCCTTGCGGGGCGTGTCAACACATTCTTAAAATTTTCTCAAGACTCCTTTGGGATGCCTCTAGCATACTTCGTAAAAACCGGATCACCTTCTTGGTGAACACTTACAAATTCATTCCCATCTTTTTTCAGGGAATCGATGTATGCATTTAAGTGTCTGTTGAATTCATACTTATTGTCAGTGGTTCTGAGTTGTATCGGAGGAAACAAAGAAACCACTCTCGTACCATCTTCAGTCTTATAAATCACTATGGCTCTTTTACCATACTTAGGATCTTTCTCATTCGCACTTTTCTTATAAGAGAAAATTTTGAAAGGGTCAAACCTTTCATTCAAACTATTAAAGTAAGACGGAAGAAAATTAATGAAAGACTGCATCATATTAATTGGATTTATCAAGTTCCTTAAGCAGATATGCTGCTCCATCACCACTCTTATGAATGGTCACAACTCCCTTGGCGATATCATCTTGTGCTCCAAGTCCAATACCACCTGTTGATGCTCCCCACTCATTTACACGACTCTTAAAGCGAACCATTCTACGAACTTTGTCGCAATCCGAGTATGCTTTGAAGAACTCCTCTTTGCTACCTCTAGTGAAATTCTTGGAGAAAGAAACTGAAGTGTTTGATTGGACTATTATTTTAACTCCCAATTCTCTTGCTTTGGCAGTGATTTCTTTTGCTGCGGTCTTCGCTAAAAGTGCAGCAGATTCATGAATGTTAACCCAATCATTCTCACTGAGTTCAAATTCTTCAGAACGCTTCTTCGGTACATCGAAGGCAGCGATGCTGTTGACAACCTTACCGTCTTTGTCGAGGATGTTTACTCTGTGCCATAACTTCAGCGATGCTCCCCCGTGGCGCAAGAGCCAACCACTATCTCGCATTTCCTTGAAGATCCCATCCATGTGTGCGGGTAAGGCTTGAATGGAATTTACTTGTTTTGGATATTGGTATAGTACCTTTCCCTTGTAATCCACAAACTGAATAGAGAACGGCGATGCTGCATCTCGCAGTCCCTTGGTGATCATGGGATAAGGAATTACAGTATACGGACCCTCTGTGAGATTTGCTTCCGCTACTTCGGTCTCTTCTTTTTGTACCTTCTGCTTCGGAACAAGAATACTTGCAGGCTCACCGACATCAACCACATAGCCACCGCCATGCTGCTGTGCCTTGCTTGTGCCGCCATCATCGAAGCGGACGATCTTGCCGCTGACCATCTTGCCCTTGTGAGGAACCTTTACCTTGTCCCCTGCCTTGAACTGTTCAGCAACTTCAACATCTTCCTTCACGGGATTACCTGTCATTGCATGTTTACGAGCGGCCCGTTCGGTACGGTAGATCTTCACAACCTTACCGTCCTTAGTAACTACAGCCTTGCCCTTGGGGTGATGGAGATCGGTACGAAGCCCAATGTCCTTTGCCTCTTCGATCTCGCCGTCCTCCACGAACTGAGTTTCCTCAGTTTCTTCCTTGAGTGCTTGTATAAGACCGCCTTCAATTGCCTTTGCAATCTTCTTTCCAGAGATGCGACCTGAAGTCTTCTTTCCATCTGCACCAAGTTTATACATCGGCTCACCCATGTAGGAGGTGTCATACATCAACACATAGGTTGTACCTACATCCAACTTTGCGAATTGGATTGGCTTAAGCACTTTTACTTTACGAACACCTTTGAGTGTTTCCTTGTAGTCCTCAAAGATTTCAGTAGTTTCAGTTTGTTCTAATTCATTCTCTCCATAACCATACTTCTTTGCTTCTTCAGAAATTATTCTTTGCCAGTGTTGCCACATTTCATTCCCCTTCTAATTCAAAATTGTTTAGTGCCTCAAGTAAATCTTGGAATCCTTGATCAATCAAAAAACTCTCCATCACACTTGCCACATTAACTACAACAATGGCACGGGTTGAAGATGGGACATGTCCCTTTTGAATTGCTACATCATCGGACTCTATTTCCACGACCCTTGTTAATCTCATATTAGACTTAACGCTTCTTCTCATAAGTTTCTCAAGAGTTAAAGCGAAGTCCTTTGCCTTTGGTGTGTTTGTGAAGGACACCCAAAACGAAGATCCAAACTTTTTGATAGGTAAAGATTTTGAGAAACCCAACATACCGATTAGATCTCTAAAGCGATTTTCAAATTGCTGTGGACTATACCCACGGATTGATGGTGTGGGCATATCGACAACTGGAGACTCTTTGATTTCATTCGATTCAAATAGCCCTAACTTGACTTTAGCGAGTCTTGCCAAATCCTCTAGAGACATCCTTCCCCCTAGAAATCTTGCCTGATCCATCATAATACTCACCATCTTGTTGATGGTGTCGTTATACCATTTAGTGTCTTTATTGAGTCTGACCGCTAATGTTGGGGGGAAACTTTTCTTTGCGGCTGCAATGTACAATGAATTCTCCATCAAGGGAGCAATTTCATCAGCGATATTTGCCATTCTATGTGCTTTCATTACTTCTCCGAATTATCTGCACGATTTGCTTTGCATCTTTCCAAATTCGATAATCGATTTACTTTCTTAAGGTAAGAATTGTATTTACGATCTCTTGCACGAAGAGTCTTCAATCCACCTGTGCCTTTACCTTTACGAGAATTGCTTGCCATAGTCTAATATTTAGCATATAAAAAACCCCCAATTAAGGGGGTTGTTAGCGAAAGGCGAAGGATCTAATTCAGACGGCCAAACAATTCTTTTCGGATTCAAGATTCGCAATCCGATCATTCAGTTCCCGTTTCTCTTCCTCTTCATCGGGTGAGAGCATCCTGGTCAGATTGTCATGCGGGACATAGATGATGTCCTTGTAGCGACCGCTTTGATCCTTACGGTCGCTGAGTGCCAACATGGCAACTGCGCCGTACTGGTTAGTTCCGATCCAAAGAACCTTACCGACAATGCCAATCGGGTGCTTACGCCCCTTAGAGACCGTAGCAATGCATGAGGTCTTCACTTCACCCAACCGATGAAGACGCTCCACAGCGGAGTCCATGGCCTTCTGAAGTGCGATTGCGGCTGACCTTGCGGCTGACCAAGCATCAAACTTCTTGAGTACTTCGGGACTCGCATCAACTCCCCAACAGGTGAATCGATCCCCAAGATCATTGTAGTACTCACCAACAACGATGATCTTCGGACGGTTGTTCACATCGTCCCAAACCGTTGCCCTGACGGTATATGCCGAAGTGGACTCGTCAGACCAAATCGGAATGGTGCCGTATTCCTCCGAGACTTCAACAACCTTTCCGAGATTGTCGGTGCGTTGCTTGATCGTCTTATCAAGCCAATGCTGCTTTTGCTCAGGGGTCAACTTCCAACCGTCAATCATGAAGTTTGGGGTGTGATCCTCTCCGATATCGGAGAGGGAAACGAAGGGGAGTTTAGTGGTTCGGGGATTCATCTGGGTAGTTACCTCTTACATCACTAGTATACTACCTTTTGGTCGCCGTGTCAACCCCTATTACAACTTTATAGAGTCCGATAATTACTGCTCATACTTGTCATTTGGATTGAAAACTTTCAGCGATCCCATCATTGAACCGCTGTAAAATAGCGAATAGGCATTGAAGGATTTTGTCGAATCACCATATGGTTTGAACTTCGATCTCGCAATGTTAAACTTCTGTGGTGAAGGAAGTTTTCCCTGTGCCATGTCCTCTTTGTATTCCTTGACAACCGATTCTAAGTCTTGCGAAAGTGAGTAGATACGGTTCAATAACTTCATTCTACCTTTGGGGTCTTCCAAGAATTGTTTTGAGACCCCCCGTGCATACCAAGTTATTGCACCAAGCGCAATTCTAAACAAAGGAGAGCCACTTGATTTTAATCCTAAATCTTTTGGTCCATCCGTCATCCACGATTCTTTTAAGTTGTCTTCAATAACTCTATTTAAATCCTCTACAACATAGTTTGAAACTCTCATGCACTTGTGTTCCCGCTTCAGTGTATCGAATCCCCTGAATCTCATCGCCGCATTCATTCCAGCGAAGTTACTTGTGCTTGCTATTAGGAATGATCTTATTGCATCTTCAATGTTTGCAGCGGATGCCTGAAACCATGCATTGAATTCTGCATCGCTCTTGAAGTAAGCACCTCCGGCGTTGCTTTGAACTCCCGCTTTAATATTTCCAGGAAACTCTGCGTCCTTGCTACCCAATTCGCTCTTGTATCGAATGTCATCCAACATATGAATGTATTCGTGGACATAAGTATACTTGAGAATTTCTAGTGATCGATCAAACTCTTTCAACCATTCGTCTGCGAGTTTTTTGAGTTTATTCTTATCAACCTTCTCCGCAGCGAGAATGGATGAAATGCTGTTAAATAAGTTGTACAAACCAGCATTCGGGTTGTTATCAAACGAAAGAGCGTTGTTGCCGTACAATAATATCTTTGGAGTACGAACAGGAATGCCTTGAATTGGAATTGCTTTCTCCACTCTT